GCTTTTATATGCTTATGGCCCCTGTTCACAGTATTTCTGCGGTTTTGCTGAAAACTCATCCTTATTTGATAAAATTCTGTTTTGAATGGAATGTACCGACACTCGATACCATGCTTAATCGTGCCGAAGAAATCGGTAAATATTTATATATGTGCTTGGAGCATAGGAAGTGTGCTATTTGCAATGATAAGGCAGAAGTACATCACTTAGACGCTGTCGGTATGGGTAGGGATAGAAATAATATTGTTCATGTAGGTATGAATGCTATTGCGTTATGCCGCAAGCACCATATACAGGCTCATAATATGGGCAAAAACGAATTTTTAAAACAGTATCATGTATATGGAATAATACTTGATTCGTACTTATGCAAAATACTAAATTTAGGACGAAAGGCTGTATATAACGAGCTGTTTGAACGTGATAAACAGTTTTTGCAGCTTGAGGAGGTGAGAGAATAATATGGCAAGACCCTTGAAAGATGGGGTTGATTATTTTCCAAAAGATACTGATTTTTATGCAGATGATAAAGTGCGACTTTTAAGAGCGGAGTTTGGCTCGAAAGGAATGTATCTTTTAGACTACATATTATGTGACTTATACGGCAAAAATGGATATTTCATCAAATGGGATAAAAACAAGTGCTACCTTGTGTCAGATGGTGCGGGATGTGGTTGTTCTCCTGAGTTTGTTGCAGAGTTTATTTCCGGGTGTATCAGATGTTCTTTCTTTGATAAAAGGGTGTTTGAAATGTTTGGAGCATTGACATCTGTGGGTATCCAGCGGCGCTTTATAAGAATGTTAAACAGCCGCGAAAATTTCACATTTATTGAAGAATACTTTCTGCTTGATACATCTGATAAAAAAGATGTTCCGCAAGGTATTCTTAATAAACTTGCATTTAAAAAGGTTTCCGATAAAGAAAACGAAGTTAAAAGTAAAGATAACCCCGATAAAAGTAAAGTTAATTCACAAAGTAGAATAGAAGAAAATAAAGTAAAGGAGAATAGAGTAGAGGAAAGTAGAATAGATAACTCCCACCGCCTAACTGCACCATATGAGCAAATCAAAGATATGTATAACAGTATATGCACATCATATCCACAATTACGGTCTATGTCAGACAATCGAAAAAAAGCAATTAAAGCACGACTTAGACAATACAGTATTGATGATTTTAAATGTCTGTTTGAGAAAGCAGAAAACAGTAGCTTTCTTAAAGGGGCGAATAATCGTAATTGGTCCGCTACATTTGATTGGTTGATAAAAGATTCAAATATGGCGAAAACACTTGACGGCAACTATGACGACAGACCTACACAAAGAAATGATTATGGCGAAAGAAATAATAATCCTTTTTTTGAACTGATTAATAACGGTGCATTTGAGAATGGAGATGATATGTTATGACAGTGCAAGAAACCGCTAAAATAATGGCAGTATTTAAGGCTGCATACCCACGCTACTATGCAAATATAGACGTGAAAGAAGCAAGACAGGTAACAACATTATGGGCGTCTATGCTTGCCGATTACAGCTATGAAACTGTTTCAAATGCAGCTAAAGCATTGATTGTATCAAGCAAGTTTCCACCGACAATAGCTGAGGTAATAGAAAAAATACAGCTATTAACCAAAGAACCGGAACTGACAGAGGGTGAGGCTTGGAGCATGGTGCGAAAAGCCATCCGTAATGGAATTTACGGATATAAAGCTGAATATGAAAAGTTGCCTGACAAGGTAAAAACGGCAATAGGAAACCCTCTGATGATACACGAATGGGCTAAGGTAAGTGCAGATGAAATCGATACCGTAGTAGCAAGTAATTTTATGCGGAATTTTCGTTCACAAACGAAAAGCAAACAGGAATATGAAAGTTTGCCACAAAGCGTAAAAAAATTTGTTGAGGAAATATCCGCAAAAATGCCGAAACTGGAGGAAGTAAATGAGAGGAATAAATGATATAAGAATAACCTTTGAAGAAAAAATCAGCAAGTATGCCGTAAAGCAAATACAACCTCATATGATTAACGCACTTGCAGTAATGTTGTGCGATGAAGCTGTAAATGAAACGTTATTTAGTTTAGACACAATAGAAAATATGGAGGTGATCGCATGAAAAAACGCAGTTGCAGAATGACTGATACAGAAAAAGAAATGCACGATAGGGCAGTTAAAATTCGCAAAATGACAGATGAGCAGTTGTGTAAATACATAGATGATACACAAGGCAAGAATGATACACGGGATAAAAGTGTGAGTAAGTTTTTAACTTGTGTGGCAGGAATGAAAGGTATAGGTAAAACAACAGAAAATAAATTATATTATCTGGCAAGAGAAAAGGGGTTTATTGATTAATGCGTTGGAGTGAAGCGGAGTATGCACGATATATTCAGAATACGGAACAAAACACAAGCAGTCCAAAGCCTAAAAATAAATACTCTTCTCAAAAAACTTGGATTGATGGTATATGTTTTGACAGTAAAAAGGAAGCCGATTATTATTGTCAGTTAAAGTTGCTTACAAGAGCAGGAGAGATAAAAGGTTTCTGTCGTCAAGCAAGATTTGTTGTGACAGAGGGTGTAGGGAGTATAGAACGAGGTACTGAATATGTTGCAGATTTCGTAATCTTCAACAATGACGGAACAAGTCGCATTGTTGACACGAAAGGGGTGAAAACCAATGAATTCAAGTTAAAAATGAAATCGTTCCGAGAAAAGTATCCGACTCTTAAAGTAGAGTTGGAATAAAGGAGTAGATAATTGATGGGTAAAATAAGAACTCGAAATCAATATCAAGCCGAGTTTGTGAAGTGTATTCAGAAATTCGGCGGTAAATATCAAACATGGGAAATATTCGCTGATTTCATATCAATGTTTGCCTGTGCCATATCAAATGGCATAGATAGGGTGCATTTCAAACCGAGAGAAGAAATGTATATGCAAATTATTCGCAAATACACAAAGGAAGAACAGGCAATCTTTCCTGAGATGATGGGTCACGTCATCAATGGCATGGAGGAAAACAGGGATTGCGATTTCCTTGGAGAGTTGTATATGGCTCTGGACTTGGGAAGCCATTGGAAAGGACAGTTTTTTACACCGTATAGTTTGTGTAAAATGACTGCTCAATTACAAAAAAATGATATAGAACAAGAAATAAAAGCAAATGGATTTGTATCTGTAAATGACCCGGCATGTGGAGCAGGCGCATTGCTTGTTGCGGTAGCAAATACTGCGGCAGAAGAAATAAAACAATTTAATTGGCAAAATCACATCCTATTTGTTGCTCAAGATATAGATGCAGTTACGGCCAAGATGTGTTATACACAATTATCTCTATTGGGGTGTGCCGGGTATGTTAAGATTGGCGATACAATGGCGAATCCAATAACGGCAAACGAGTCATTGTATGAAATGACAAAAGAAGATAGTTGTTATTGGTATACACCAATGTATTTCAATGATGTTTGGAATTGGCGAAGAATGTTTCATATGTTTGATAAAACCATGCAAAAAAATATAACGATAACAAATAATGATGAAAAAGAAAAGACCGCCCAGCCAGTAGAAAACTCGCAAGATATAGATAGAAACGAGTTTAATACCGAAAAGAACGGTCAGCTATCATTATTTTGAAAGGAGTTTGGATATGGAAACTACAAATCAAAATAACTTAGACAAAATTATATCACAAGATACAGAGAAAATCAATAATGACGAACAGACAAAATCTGAAATCGTGTATATTGAAGTTGATAAATTACATCCACATGACGCAAATCCTCGAAAAAATATAGGTGATGTAACGGAACTGGCGGACAGTATAAAGAAAAACGGTATATTGCAAAATCTTACGGTTGTTCCGGCAACAGGTTATTGGTACGGTGAATATACCGTAATAATCGGTCACAGACGTTTGGCGGCGGCAAAACAAGCGGGATTGAAAACTGTACCGTGCGTTATTCGTGAAATGGGCCCAAAGGAACAGATAGCAACAATGTTGCTTGAAAATATGCAACGTTCGGATTTGACTGTATATGAACAAGCTCAAGGAATACAGATGATGTTAGATTTGGGCGAAACGGTTGAAACAGTTGCAGAAAAAACTGGTTTTTCCGAAAGCACTGTAAGACGTAGAACTCGTTTGTTGAAGTTGGACAGTGATGTGTTCAAGGAAACCGAGGGCAGACAGATAACCATGTCGGAGTATGATAAGTTATTTGAAATTAAAGACGATAAAAAGCGAAATGAAGTGCTTAAGACTATCGGAACCAATAATTTTGAGAATAACCTATTGCGTGCCGTCAATGCGGAAAAAGAGATAGAGAAACGAAAACAGCTATTTGAAAAATTAAATAAAATTGCTGAAAAGATAACGGATACAGACGGTTTAGTATATGTTGGTTGGTGTGCTAATGTAGAGAATATAAACGATTTTTCAATTCCTGACGATACAAAATTGTATTATAAATGTTATGGAAGCGGTGTAGGTGTATCACTATACCGTAGCCGTACGGCTGAAGAAGAACAGACCAGGCAACAAATACAAAAAGAACAAGTGGAACAAGCAGAACGAGAAAATAAGATTAAGGAAGAAAGGGATAACAGAATACAAAGGCTTAAGGAAGCCACGGAACGTGCGTATAATCTCAGACGAAATTTTGTGAAAGATTTTAAACTGAATGAAAAAGCCACTTCTAAGAATTTGGAAAATTTTCTTATTACAGCGTTGTTGGAAGATAATTGTTTTGATGTAGAGAAATTTCTTAATATGTTAGATGTCGAGTATGATGAAGATGATATTTCAGACACCCGAGATGTTCAAAGAATATATAATCTTTCAAGTAAAACGCAACAGAATAAAATGGTTATTGCAGGTTATGTATTATACGGTGACAACACTGTAACGAATTGCTTTGATTATAAGGGGTGTTATTGTGGGAATGAAGAACTGCAACGACTTTATGACGGATTAACAACGATAGGATATGAAATGTCAGATGAAGAAAAAGCCCTAATGGACGGTACGCATGAATTATATACCGCTGAAGATGAATAATTGATAAAGGAGAGATTAAGATGACAAATATTATAAAATGCAGATTTTTGGATAAAGACAGTGAACCGAGAGGCAGAGAATACAGCTATAAAACAGAAATACCTGTTGAAGTCGGTCAAATAGTAGATGTACCTGCACCACGTCAAAGTGACACTGACAATGAATTGAAAACAAAATCAGTTATCGTATCACAAATAAATGTGCCGGAAGAAGAAATTGCGACCTTTGCGGATAAGGTTAAAACTGTTGTAGGTATTCATACGGAAGATGAAAAGGAGAATTAATAAAATGCACACAACGGAACAAAGGAGAGAAATTTTCAAAAGCTGCGAAAAGGAAATGTTATTTCTTCATGAAATAATGGGTAATAAAAATATGTCGGAAATTTTACGTCCGATGATTAAAGAAAAGTTTATGGACATGAATTATAAAATGGCAGAAATGTATATGGAGGATATCGGAGAAGTAATCCAGCTACTGCCTCGTTATGCGGTTCCGTCAGTTATAGCAACTCTAAAGCTTATTTTAGAGGCTTTGGAAAAGGACATGACTGAAAAGGATAAAATGGTGGCACAAGAAATTAAAGAGCGAGGGGCAGTTGCTATTATAAGACATAAGATAAAATAAAAAAATTACAATAGGAAGTATCTGACTATTATTTATGTAGTTGGGTACTTCCCGTAATAAAACTTGTATTGGAGTGATTCCATGAACAGAAAATGGACCAAAGAAGATGTTGAATATCTCAAAGAGAAATGGGGAACTGTTTCAATTCCATACATTGCCCAAAAACTAAATCGCAGTGTCAATGCCATAAAATTAAAAGCGGGAAGATTAAATCTTGGACCTATGTTGGAAAACGGATCATATGTAACATTAAATCAAGTGGCAATAGCATTGACAGGAAGACCATTTTCTTCATACTACAAGAAGTCGTGGATAGAAAATAGAGGTATGCCTGTTCACAACAAGAAAGTTATGAATAATACTTTTAAAATTATCTATTTAGATGAGTTTTGGAAATGGGCTGAAAAAAATCGTTCATTTTTAGATTTTTCAAAGATGGAGCCGTTGGCTTTGGGCAAAGAGCCTGGATGGGTAAACGAACAACGTAAGAAAGACTATAAGTCAAACGCACTACAAAGAAAAGACCAATGGACACCATATGAAGATGATAAATTGCGATATTTATTAAAACAACAGAAATATGGGTATGCGGAAGTTGCCGATATACTTCATCGAAGTGAGGGGGCAATACAACGGCGATGTACGGACCTTGGTATTCGCGAACGTCCAATAAAAGCGGATACAAGGAGGAATCCGTGGACTGATGATATGCACCGTATTGTTGTAGAAGGTATAAAAAACGGTGATTCATATTCGCTGATAGCAAAGCGTATAGGAAAGTCAGAAAGAGCAATAAGAGGAAGAGTATACAACAAATATTTAACTGAGAATGCTGATAAAGTTAGAGCTATGATTGGTGATGGTCAGTGGGGCGATAATGCTCCGGAACCGAATGTTAAGCAAGCATTATATTTATCTCACACAAGAGGGAAGTGCCAAAAAAGTCTTACGGATTTAGTGGAATTATTGAAATATCGCACATTGTGTATGATGAAAGAGGTACATAAATGATAGATAGAATTGCAAATGAGGTAGCAATTCAGTGCATGGATTGTGGAATTATAACGGATATACGACAGTTTAAGGACATACTTGTTATGGCTTTGAACAATTACACAGTATCACCTAAAGAAAAAGCTATTGCGGTATATGATGACTTGAGCAAGGGATACCAAATGTTCTTTGTCACGAAGAAAGTAAAAGGCTTATCCGACAAGAGCCTAAAATACTATAAATGCGTTATAGATGATGCAATGATAAGAATAAATAAGCCATTAGACAGGATTACGGCTGATGATATTCGGTATTTGTTGGCTTGCAAAAAGAGAGATGGCAGAAGCAATACAACTTTGAATAACATTAGACGTGTATTATGCTCGTTTTTTAAATTCTTGGTGAATGATGATTACATTGTTAAAGACCCTATGTTAAATATAGACGTTGTAAGACAAGAAAAAACTGTGAAAAAGCCATTTTCACCGATTGACCTTGAAAAAATATTTGATGTATGCCGAAACGATGAAAACGAATTAGCAAAACGCAGAAATGTAGCTATGATAGAGTGCCTTTTATCAACAGGCTGCAGAGTAGGAGAGATAAGCTCAATAAAAATTGAAGATGTTGATTTTCGTAAAGGCGAGTGTATTGTACATGGCAAGGGCAACAAGGAAAGGAAAGTCTTTTTTAATGATAGGTCAATATTAAGACTGTCCGAGTACATAGATTATCGGAAAGATAATTGTGAGTATCTGTTTTGCTCGATTAAAAAACCGTTCAAAAGATTAAATGTGGGCGGTGTAGAAACGAATATAAGAAATATCGGTGAAAAAGCAGGCGTAGCAAACTGTCATCCACATAGATTTCGTAGAACAATGGCATGTAATGCACTGAAAAAAGGTATGCCAATAGAGCAGATACAAGCACTGCTCGGCCATGAAAATATCGAAACAACAAAAGTATATTTGTGTATCGATACAGATAAACTTGCGGTCGAACATAATCGATATTTAGGATAAGTATATAAAAAGGTGAGTGTTTATAAATGAATGAAGTAGAAATATTAAATAAAATAATGCAGGCATTTTCTCAAGGTGGCAATGTAGTGATAAATATTATTAATACTTCAAATCAGCAGAACAACAATATTTCACAGTCAACAAGTATATTAAACACTAATATACAGACTGATGAAGTCGAGCGTTTAAAAAACAAAAATATGCCTGATTTTGAGGAACACTTAATCACGCAAAGGCGTTCACGTAATACAGTGGACTCCTACATATTTTCGGTGAGTGATTTTTTCTCTCGCTATGACTGTTTGGATGACAAGCATGTCGAAGAATGGATACAGTTATTGAAAAGTGAGAAAAAAACACCTAAAACGATAAATTTACGATTATCAGGCTTAATAGCATTTGCCAAATTCAAAGGGATAAAACTGAATGTGAATAAATTGCCCGTTCAAAAGAAGTCGTTTGTTGACAATGTTATATCCGAGGAAGAGTATTACAAATTATTAAAGTGCCTAAAAGCAGACAACAAGATGAAAGGGTATTGGATGATCCGCTTTTTAGGACAAACGGGCGCAAGAGTCAGTGAATTTGTGCGGTTTGAGAAAAAAAATTTAGAGGACGGCTACATAGACTTAGATACGAAGTGTCATAGCCGACGGATATTAATACCGGATAGACTGATCGAGGAAAGCAAGGAATATTTTGCAGGCGTGCAAGGACGGTGGTTGTTTCCGGGGCAAAAAAAAGGACAGCATATGACCACAGGAGGTGTTAATTCACTATTAAAGGATTTTGCTAAAAAATATGATATAGGAGAAGATGTAATGCACGCGCATGCATTCCGGCATTTCTTCGCGATACAATCCCTTAATAACGGTGTGGATATGTCGTTATTAAAAGATTTATTGGGACATGGCAGTATTGATACTACGCAAATATATACCCAACTGTCTTCGGCAGAACAAAAAAAGCGATTTAACGAGGCTGTTAAATGGTAAGGTTGTAGAGCGTATGGAACAATACGAACAACTGTAAGCAGTATATTACAAGGAAAGGTGAGAGAAATATGACGGTACAAGAATTATATGACAGATTAGAACAGTTAATCCGTGATGGTTGCGAAGATTATCATGTTATTATTTCAAACGAATTTGACGAACAGATTTTATATGATGTTGATGTTCGTGAAGAGGACGATGAAATACTATTGTATTAAAAAGAGAGGGATGCAAAATGAAAGTAAATATTTGTGATATATGCGATAAAATAATAGGTCATAAACAGGGTGTAACGCTGAAAGCGTCAGACCATGCGTTGACAAGGATAATAGATAATCATGTAATATCAAACATGAAACGCAAATACAAGGTGCATATTTGTGATGATTGCATAGAGGCAATCGAGGAGTATTGCAAAGCGGCAAAAGCTGAAAGCAATACAAAAGAAATACTGACAGATTTTAAGAAATATCTGAAGCCGAAGGTGCGAACATGTGATGAATGCAGGTTTCTCAGGGTTTTAAATGATGATACAACTGGTGTATATGCAGAATGCCAAGTAAAAACATTTTGCTTATGGGAAAAAGAAGATATATATGATACCACTTGCGCTTGTTGGGAGGAAAAATGCTGACAAAAAAATATAAAAACGGTTGTGTGACACTGAATGCGAAAATGTTTCCGCCTATAACGCAGGAAACAATCGATAGGAAAATACGCAACTTCGAGCCAATGAAAAAGGCGGTAGAGAAGTTGTATGAGTATGAGCAAAAAGTACAAGGGATTTAATTGAGGAGGATACATAATGCGAGAGATACTATTCAGAGGTAAACGTATAGACAATGGAGAATGGATAACAGGCGGTATATTTCAGCAAAAAGCTGATGATGTAAAAGATGAAGTAGTGTATATAATTGATAATTCATCAAATGATGTTGA